GTTGTGGAAAGCTGCAACGTCTTGAGCTAACTCAGGAGACCATTGTGCTCTTAATTTTCTTTCAGTAACAGATACTGTAACAGAATCTAATTCGAAAGAAACCTCACCAATTTTGTCTTCAAACTCTAAATTAGCATAACGTCTAAATACAGTTGTGAATTCAGGACCATCTAATTTACCAATAGTTGTTCCTGTGTAACCATCTAATGAAGTTGACCCACAGTCAGCACATGCTGGACAAGATAAATCCACTTCTAAATAGATACAACCTGTTGGTGAACAGATGTTATTGTATTGACCACCATTTCCATCAGTTGGCCAAGTAGTTGGTGCCATGTTATTTAAACCACTAACGATTCCTTGACCATATTGTTGAGTAACAACTCTGAACAATAATGAATTAGGGTCGCCATTAGAATTAGACAATGTGTTACATGTGTCACCTGTCGCAGTAAAATCACTATTAGCGTAAACTCTTAAATCGGCCAAGAAAGATTCTGAGTCATACTCATTACCATCAGGTCCGATTAATTTTCCTGAACCTACGTTAGCAAATCCACACATTTTAACGATAAGTTTTCTTTGGTTTGTACCATCAAGCATTTCTGGGTAAGTAGCTCCTGATAAGTCTATTAAATTACCATTTTCCCAAACTTGGATAAGAGTTCCAACAGTAACTGCTGACCATTGTCCTTTAGAATAGTCAAATAAACCTGGAGGGTCTAATTGTCCTTCATTTCCTTCGTAGAATAAATCATAAAGATTTTTCTTACCGTAAGTTGATGATGAACCGTAACCTAAACCTTCTCTTCCGTCAGCCGCAGTTGGGCCTCCAGCAGAACCGATTGGTCCGTAATGTTCACCTGAATTACCCTCGTAAAAACTATCTGGTGTTTGTGCAGAATATCCATCATACCCTTGAATTTTAGGTACAAAGTAGAATAATTTACCGATTGGTAAGTTCATTGCTTGTACAGAAACGATATCATTCGCTAATAATTTAGAGAATACACGTCTAACGATAGGGAAAACAACAGTTTCAAATGCTCCGTTAGAACCTTCTGCAGTTGCTTCGTTAATCAAATGTGACGCTTGGTTTTCGTATAACTGTGCAACATTTTCTTTTAGGTGACCTTTAAGGCCTTCAAGGAATCCTAATCTATCCCATTTGTTAATTGTATCTTCTTTGATAACTTTAAGGTGTTTTAAACCGATGTTACCAACAAGACCTGATTCTAATAATGCTCCCATTTTAGTATTTGTTTTTTGTTTTTTGTTTATTTTTTTATTTCATTTTAGACATTAAGTCTTTCATTCTAAGGAATTGAGGATTTTCATAAGTTTTGTTCTCAATTAAGTTAATCGCTGAACCTGTCGTTGGTGCGTTTTCAATTTTACGCTCAAATGACTCATTCATTGGTTGACTTGTTGTAGGTGAAAGTTCGTCTTTAATTGTTTTGTACAAACCTTTAGATTCTTTGATTGATTCTACACCATCAAATCTTCTTAATATATTGATTTTTTCTTGTTTAGATGTTGAGTGTTCAGTAAACAAACGTGTAGCATATGCTAAGTTTGAGTTGAATACCGCAACCTCATTCAATTTATTTCTGAAGATGTTTAATGCTTTTCTATATTCTTCATTCTTTTCTCTAAGAACTTGTACTTCATTTGCGTTACTTTCTTTAAGTGCGATGTTAAATGCTGAGTGAGCTCTTGGTTTTGGTAAACCGCCTTTTCTACCCGCTCTACTACCTGCTCCTAATGTACGTACACCTTCTTTGGTTTCTGCTTTTTTGACAGTACCAACAACTTTGTTAGCACCAACTTTAGAGTTTTCGCCTTCTTTGTATTCAAATTTTGCTTTACCCGTCCCAACCGATTTAGGACCTTGTTTCATAGTTTCCTTAAATCCTTTGGTCATATTAGGTTTTGAATTATATTTGAATTTAGGTGAACCCATTCCAACGCCTTTTGGTTTGATAGTTTTTTTAACAGATTTAGATTCGTACATGTTCATGTCTTCATCGTCCATGTCTTCATCGTCCATGTCTTCATCGTCCATGTCTTCATCGTCAAAAGAGATTTCGTAAACAATTTCAGATTCATCTTCCTCGTCAAATTCTTCTGAGTTAAAATCCATATCTTCCATCATATCTTCATAGTCGTCCTCTCCAAAAACTTTTTCAACAATGTCATCGATAGAATCAGATTCGTAAAACTCCTCTTCTTCATATTCATCTTCATCTTCGTACATGTCGTCCATTCCTTCACCAACAATCATATATTCTTTGTTCGCTTGATTGTCTTTAAGATTAATATTACCGCCAGCGTCTTTCGTTACTACGATATTATCATCAGGTCCCATCAATTGGAATACACGAAGAACTTCTTCGTCTGATTTGTTAGTTAAGTCAATAGGTTCTGCCATGTCATCTTCCATGTCCATGTCATCTTCCATGTCCATTTCATCTTCCATGTCCATGTCTTCATCGTCCATATCTTGGTTATCCGCATCAATATCCATGTTATCCATGTCCATATCCGCATCGTCTTCAACCTCGTCATCTGATTCTTGTTCAAATAGAGATTCTTTTACCAATTCTTTGATTTCTTGCGACATTGTTGAAGCAAGTATTCCTTTTGCGTTTTCGGCAACCGCTTCTTCCAAATTTTTCATTTGAATGATTGCATCTTCTACTAATGATTTTTCTTTTGCCATTGTGAGTTTTGTATTTTTATATATAAATATAACCAATTATGAAAAAAGTTTAATTTAAACTAATTCCGTTTGGTTTATTTATTACTTAATAAATATCACCAATTTGACAAAAAATAAAAAAGGAGACCTTTTGGGTCTCCTTTTAATTTATTGTTGAAATTTAATTTACTCTATTACTTCATTAATTTTACTTTCAGCAATTGCCGTAATTCTCCAATCTTGGGTATACGCCTCGAAAATCTTAGTTACTTTCGCCTCAACATCGGTTGGGGTGAATCCGTTCACTAATTTTTCTTCTCTCAATTTTTTAACTTTTCCTGTTTCAGAATCTACTGAATCAATTGTAACTTTCGCTACGAAATACTTTTCTCCTTGTTCCATGTTTAATAATTTTTTTATCTGTTTCCTAAATAATCGTTCAATTTCTTCATTAAGTCAAGCGATTTATTTCCTGAATCCCCAACATGTCTTTCTACCGACATTCTTTTTTCTTCTTCAATGTTCTCTTCGAAATTACCTTTATCTTCTTTATTTAAGAATAGATACGCTCCTGGTGTTGATGGAGAAGAAACTAAGTCAAAACAAATTAACTCAAAATCGTCTTGTACTTCATTCTGTTCTCCAATCTTTTTTAAAGACCCAACACCTCTTGATGAGATACCAAGGGTTACGCCTTGTCTTAAATAGTTTGCTGCCATATCTCCTTTAGTCGATACAATTCCTCTTTCGTGGAATCCTGGACTTGTCAATAATTTTAGTTTACCCATTAAGGTTGGTCCTTCCCACCAAACGTCCGTAATTAAATGAGACGCTCGGTCTAAATCAATTAAGGAAGATTCGGGGTGATTTAATTCGGATAAAGAGGTTCCTTTTTGAATTAGTTTTTTATAATTGTCCGCTTCTCTTTTAAGGATACGTTCAGGATATATTCTACCGTTTCTATTAGGTGTATTATATTTTTGTAAAACCGCGTAAAACTCAAATGGTTTAGAATGGTCCAACATATTTGTTGATTCTAATATGTAAGAGTTTTGTTCACTTTTTGGTGAAATGTATCCCGCATCATACTCGACTAATATCCCTTTACCTGACTCACCAGGTTTTATAATTTTTAGATTCATCTTTAATTTTAATTATAAATATTAAAGATTGTCTATTTGTGTTACTAATTCTTTTCTTTTACCGTTTTTAGTTGGGTAAAACTTAAAGTACTCGTGTTCATTAAAACTTTGTTGTAGAATGTCTTTTGTCATTTTTTTCAGAGAATCCCGTAATCTAACTGATTTGAAGTCCGTATCTTGTTCTTTTAGGTAAATGTTAATTTCTAAATTTAAGAATGATTTTTTTCCTGTTGATAATCCACTTGACCGTAAATCTAAATCAACAATAAAGTTGTCGTCAAATAAGTACCTGTCAATACTACTATGTACAATGTGTTTTATTGCTCGACTTAGGTTTAAAACAACTCTGTTCCAATTCTCTGCGTTTTTTATTGGTTCGACCCATGTTTGAAGATTTAAATAAAGCGATTTAAAGTTTATTGAGTCTACCGTGCCATATACGACTTTTGTAGACTTGAATCCTTGGATTTGTGAGGTTTTCCCCTTTTTCATTAATTTCCATATTTTTATAGTTTATTTTCCAAAAAAATAGGTATATTTGTTCCAATAGTCAAAATAAATTAAAATTAAGAGATATTTGTAATTATATGATAATAATCAAAGTGGAAAAGGGAAATATCGAAAGAGCTCTAAAAATGTACAAGAGTAAGGTCATTAAAACAAGACAAATGTCCGAATTAAATGAGCGTAAAACATTCACTAAAGATTCTGTGAAAAATAGAGAAATGATGAAGAAGGCAAACTACGTTCAACAAAAGTACAAATCTAACAAAGATTAAAGAGTTTCTTTAAGATTCTTTAATTTAAAGTAAGATAGTTTGTCGTACTTTTCTGATTCAACCTTTTCAATTGTTTCGGTAATTCTATTTAATGTGCCGATATCAGAACCTTCTTGTAGGGTTTTTAGTTTTACGATTACCTCACCTTTAATTGTCTCAAAATTTTCTTTTAAGACCGAATCGTCTGTAGATAAAAATTTCATCAAATCTTTCTTTTCGGATTCGTCTAATCCGTCAATATAACTTGAGATTGTTTTATTAGCGACATTAACCATTGTGGTTAAAGGTAACTTTATAATTTCCTTACTAATCGGTTTTGAAACCATTAAGGATTCTTTAATTAGTCTTTTGCTTTTGATTTTAGAATCAATCTTTAAAACATCTGTTGAAAATAGACCATCGATAGTTTCGTATAGGTTTTCAGATTTAACATTACTAACCCAATTCTTTAGATTATTTATTTCGGAAGATTTAACTTTGTTAATAGAGTTTTCATACATAGTAATACACTCATGTATGTAGTCATTAACGGTATTCTCGTTTAAACCTTTCTTAGAACTTAACTCATCGTACAGATAAAATATCTTACCGATATTCTTATTTTCCAATACCAATTTTTTAAAATTCTTTAACTCATCTTTAAAGGTGTCGTTAGAATATGATTCTAACAAAACTTTTTCTACTTTAGATTTTAATATACCAAACTTAATCATTTTCGTTTTTTTATTATAAATATCAATCTTTTAGAAGTTTACTCAGTTGAGCCTCCATTTCTCCTAAAGAATTTTTTCCTTTGGATAAATCAATATACGAGTCTTCATCCGTTAATGAGTTCGATTCTAATAGAATTTTTAAGTTATCTCGTTTAAAAGACTCAGGTGTTACTCCCTCACCTCCTCCCATCTCAGGTTCTGGAGGTGGCGGTGGTGGCATTGTTTCTCCACCTCCACTTTCTTCGCCTCCAGGTGGTGGTGGTGGTGCTCCCGCGTTTGCCGTTGAGCCTGATTTATTACCGTATAATTTATCAACATTGTCAAAGATACCTGAATGAGTAATGATTGTTGGGGTGTTTGTTAACTCAGCTCCAACCGCTCTCTCAATACGTTGTTGTTGTAAATCAAGTTTGATGTCTTCATCAGAAAAACCTAATACATGTTTTTTAGCCCATGATACCGACACTGGTGCAATACCTTCGATAGCGGTAACCGCATCTTTGTAAAGTGTAATCTTCTCTTTCCACAAATCAACTTTTAATAAGTCCGCTTGAGATGATGGATTTGTTAAACCTAATGTAAAGTTCGATAACTCGTCCTCAAACCCTAATAGGAATAAGTGAATAATTGCAATCTTATTCATTTCAGCAATCATACATTTTTGTATTCTGTTAATTGTTCTAGCAAAACGAATATCCATTAATGATAAATCTTTACCGCCACCAACAGGTTCTTCAAAACCTAAAAAGGCTTTAGGGACACGTAATGCGGTTAATAATTTCTTTTGAATGTACTCGATATCGGCAATCTCTGATAAGTTCTGAGCTCCTGCTAATGTATCAATAGGATTTGCTTGTGCAGGGTCACGAACAGGGATAAAGTAATCTTGGTCAACCGCCATTTGATTGAATCGTAAATCCACATTACCTGTTTTAGAGTCCACAACTTGGTCCCTTTTAAATTTGTTTGCAACACGTTGTACATACGCCTCAACATCTTTATCATCCATGTTACCAACAAATACTTTGAACACTCTT